CCGAACCTGTTGCAGAGTAACCAGCAATATCAACCCAACTATCCTGATGATCTGGTGTTTCAATCAATCTTGCTATCTTAACTGCAACCATGCACAAAGCCACATCAGTAGCTTTAACTTCTTTATCAAGTATGACAGACCAAAGAGCAGCTATCCTCTCATGGTTAGTCTTAATATCGCCATAATCTTTACCTCTATGAGAAACAACCTTTAATGCTTCTTTTAATAACTGCTCTCTATTCATCTTTATAAACCTCATGTATCTTTTTACTTACATAACCATGCACAAACTTTTCCGCACTTCTTCCAATCCTTTGAATATCAGTAAGCTCTTTAAAAAATATCCAATATCCCTCAAGAGAAAGCTCAACCATTCTTTCATTGTTCAGCTTCTTCATAAAAGGCATTTGCTTAACACTATTAACAAAACTTTCTTTTGTCTTGTATGACCTAGCATACTTGCGAAGTAACATAGCATCTCTATTTGTCATATTTTCTCCATCACAATAAAAAATTAGGTGTTACAAAAAAGATGTTTGTATGTTAGTTTCATTCCATTTAATAGGGGTTTGCATACTATCTATCTTTCTTGCCATTTTTTCTGGACATTTATTTTGGTCTTTAAAATTCCTAGCTACATTTACAGAGTCGGCTGAAGCAAATGGGTATTTACTACCACCTAAAGCTAATCCTCTTAACATATGAATATAAGGTAAATGTCTGTATTTTTTTAATAATAAATTAAATATGTAGTCTATTCTTGAACACCACTTTTCTGAATTAACTTCCCAATATTCCCCAGAACTTCCAAAACATATTTTTGAATAATTATCTATTAAGTAAAAAAGATATTCTTCTGATAATCCTATGTGCCATACTGATGCAGATAAATCATTAGGATATGGAAAATCTTTTAAAAGTTTTTTTTGTTCTTCCACGCTGCCATTAATTACATCTGGTATAACACACCAATGTGGGTGTCCTAATTTATCCTCTAGCCATTCATAATACTTGTGGAAATCTAAAGTAGTATTATTTTTAAAACAACTGAAAGCACCATTATCCCACATAATAGATTGCCCTATTTGTAGACAAATTTTTGCATCTTGAGGATTATAAAAACTAACACAAAAATGCTTCCCTGCCATTTTATACAATTGCTCTCTAGGGGTTAATGGTGTTCCATGATAATGTATCATTTTTTTCCTAAATAATACCAGATAGCTAAAGCACCTAACATTTTAGATATAAACATTGTTATAGTCGCCAATAAACTAAAGTTTCCAAGTATATATAAAAATAAAGCACTATCTATTGGTGTAGATACTAAAGAACTAATTAAAATTCTTTCTCTAAAAGGTTTTTTTGTAAAACTAAATATGAGCCAATCAAATGCTTCTGATACTGCAAAAGCAACTAATGATGCTATAGCAACATAGGGATTAGCCATTACATAACTTAATAAAGCACCAATTATCATGGCAAAAATAACTTTATGACCAATTTCATTTTGTGCAAAATCTCTAAATACAAATACAAACCCAACTATCAAACTCATTGGTGGATACATTGTATCGTAAAAAGGTATTAATGGAACATAGACAAAACCTATGTTTATTAAAACTATAGTTACAATGTAACTTATAGTGTATTTAAATTTATTTATTATGTTTATCATTTTATTTTCTCCCTCACAATAAAAAACCAAGTGTCAATATCAACCTCACAAACGAGGTCTTTTGCACCAGAGAAATTATGTTTAAAAACATTTAATCGTAGCACACATTTAATAGGACAATTATTATATTTATAAATAAGAACTGGCTCCTTATCTCCGCAATTACTTATAGTTTGTTGCCACCAACTTTCTTTATAACTATTAGAGCCAGACTTTTGATATGCTTTACATTCAATACTCCAACCAGGTATTTCTATATCAGCACCACCAACTTGATACTGGTCTAGGTTTCTCTTGGCTTCATAACCCAAAGAATCTTTAATGAGAGAGCAAATCTTTCTCTCAAAAGCTGCACCTTTGTCTCTACTGTTTGTCATTATAAAAGCAATCCTTGTGTGAATGGTACATGTCCTGTTTCATAATATTTACTTTCTTTCTTTGGATAATCTAATATTGGATAATTAAGTTTTGATAAAATATTTTTTTTATCTTTTTTTGAAGCAACAATATAAATATATCTATGTTTTCTTGGTCTTTCAGTATGTTCATAAACATCAGGGTTTGATAATCTTTCTTGTAAAGATACTTGTTCACACAAAGTTTTACTATGTTTGTTTGAGCCAATAATTCTCCATTCGTTTCTTTTTGCTGATATACCTGTGTATAAAAAATTTGTTGCTTGGTAAATATAACCATTATGATTCATACTTGTATCTGCATACGAAACCACAATACTAATTTTTGGAAGTAGTTTGAGAGATTTAGATATTAATATTGATGCTTCATTTTGTTTGTTATTCAGTAAACACAAACGATTAAGTTCCCTTACATTTGTTTTGTATTCCTCACCACAAATTCCTTTTGCTAAAGAAGGAGAGGGTGGTGATCCATAGGTAATGACACCAACAAGATCTGTACCATCAAACAGTCCAAAAGAATATGTTATGTGTGGTATTCTTTTTGCGTAATGAATATTCAAAAGCCAATCATAAGTTTGTTCACTTTTGATTTGCAAAACTTTATAATTTGCCAACCATTCTCTCCTGTGCTTCTTTCATAAAGTCATTAGCCTTTACCTGACCATCAGTAGCTAACTCTATCTTGTTGAGTGTATCAGGTCTAGGAAACCTTTTACCTTGCAACAAAAGAGTAATAGCAGAACGATCTAAGTTACACATCTTAGCAAACTTGTACTGCGATATTTTATTTATTCTCAAGTAATCTTTTAGTTTCATATCTTCTTGTAACATGTAGTTGACAAAATGTAAATACTGTATTAAAAGTATCTTGGAGGTGCAAAATGGAAATACCAGATTATTGTAAAAACTTTGGTTTGTTTCATCAATCAGCAAGTACAGCTAACTTGCCAATAGATCAAGCCATACTTAAACTATACCTTAGACAGGAACACAAACTCAACTATCCTGATGCAGCACGAATGATGCTAGGCAGACTAGTACAAACTGCATTAGATCATCACTTAGGTTTGCATGACTTCTCGCCAATCAAAGGGCAACAAGAAGGTCTTGAGATAAATCAGGCAATCAGGGAGTCGTTGACAGAATATCAACAGTACACACCAAGGACTTGGGATAACGGAAAAGACCAGTTAGAGTACGAAACATACCAAGATTACCTACCTGATATGGTCAAGGTGGCAGCACAGGGAATCAAGGAGTATTTTCAGAATGTCAACAGTATTGATGGAGAGTTTGCTCAACATCATATTGAAGAGCAGATAGACGTACCTGTTTTATATTATCAGGATTATTCAGGTGGTGGCAGACAGATAGATTTAAAATGTCATGCACCAATCAAAAACCCTACAAAGAAAGATGGCACATCAACTTGGAGAATACCAAAACCAAGGACAGAACCTTTGCCATCTTGGATTAGACAACAGGCAGTTTACTGGAAAGCAACAGGACAGAAACCAGCTTTGCTTTCAGTAACGGCAACAGATTATCATATCATTGATGAAAAGAATTGTGAGCAGATGCAAGATGAATACTTGCAAGTTGCTTACGATAGCGTGGTACATGACTGGAAAGTTATGCAAAACTTATTCAAAGATAGTCGAGGTAGCTGGATAGAACTCAAGAACAGAGCCAAGCTAGACTATCCTGAAGTATTGCAGAGATATGGACCTGACATTGCCAAATTAGCACAACAACTATGGAGTAAATAATGACTGAAGTATATAAACTACACAGAAAAGATGCAGATACAACTAGCATAGAGTCTGCTCAAAATGTCAAAGTAAATCGTCTGGAAAAAATAGTCTACGAAGTTATAGATAACTTTGGAACAAGTGGCTGCATACAAGATGATGTACTACGAGAGTTACATGACTATCCTTATTCTACTGTTACTGCTCGTTTTAAAGCCTTGGAAGAGAAGAACATGATTGTCAGGTGCGAACATACACGAAAAGGTAAAAGAGGTCGTAAACAGCGAATAATGATGTCTAAAAGATTTTACGATCATAATGATGGTATGACTGACGAGG